GCTACCAGAGGTGGTAGAGGTGGTGAAAGTGATTTTGGTGCTGGTGATAGAGGATCTGGTAACAAAGCAGCAAAAAGAGCAGGAACTTATCAAGAGGAAGAGTTTACCCGAGAGCAAATTGAGTTCCTAAATAAACTATCGGATTCGGGTCTCTTCACGGAGGCAGAAATCGAGAAAATCATGGAGGACATGGAGTGAAGCCACAAGGAGAAAAGTCATATCTAAAGACGACCAAAAAGGGTGGCGTCACCATTAACCCACGGAAAGAGGATCTTATGTCGGAACAACTTAGAAAACGTATTCAAGCTAGCGTTGACGAACTTAAAGAATCTGCTAAGAAAAAAGCAAAAGATAAGAAAGTCAAGCGTTGGTGGGATGACGATGGTGATGGTAAGGGTTATGAGAAGGGTGAAGTAGATGGATCCTTCAAGAAAGAAGAAGTTGAATCA